TCAACTCAATTTTTCAAGAGCTGTTTCATAAATTGAAGCTGTTTCTTTTGCTTTGTCGGGTGCAAGGTGACTGTATGTGTCTATTGTCATACCTATCTTCGCATGACCGAGCCTGTGTTGTATCTCTTTGTAATCTGCTCCAGCATTTAGCAATAGACTTGCATGAGTATGACGGAAAGCGTGAAACCCTGTAAGATCTATACCAGCATTCTTATAGTGAGCATTCAACTCTTTCGCTATATTAGTTCTTGCTCTATATCCTCCAACTGATGAAGCAAAAACAATCTCTGTAGATAATCCTTGTTTCCGATACAGCACTCTTTGTCTATTTTGCCACTGTTTAAGCATAAGCATAGTACGATTAGACACTGATATATCACGTATACCGCTTTCTGATTTCGGGCTATCTTGAACTTTCCCCGCTCTATCTACCGTCTTGTTAACATGAATAATGTTACTATCATAATCAATATCAGACCAATTGAGAGCTAAAGCCTCGCCAATACGCAAGCCGGTATCAAGCAACAGTTTATACAATGTGATTGAAAAGATATTTTTATCTGTCTGTTCTAAGTTATCAAGATAAGTAAGGAACTTCTTCAGTTGCTTATCATCCAAGTTTTTTATCTTCTTCTGCGCTCTTGTCTTTAATCGAGGAGCTATTACCATGCGAGCTGGATTACTTGATATAACCCCTAATTGAAAGCCGTAGTCTAAAATACGCTTAATTGTATTAAGCAGTAACTTATAATCTCTACATGACCCTGTAGGACGTCTACCTTTGTTCAGTGAAGCTGTATTAGCTTTCTTAGCCCAGTTGTTAACAATAGACTGTAAGAGTGGTGCTGTTATTTTCTCAACCTTATAATCGCCCAAAGCAGGGATAATGTAGAGCTTGAAATATGATCTCATCATTGCTTGACTATTTGTTTTTACTGTAAGCAAATAATCATCAAGCCAAGCCATAGCTAAAGCCTCAAAATTTCCAAATTCTACTTTTTCCCTAAGCACAGTCTTGCCATTCTTCTCGAATTCTGCTATCTTTAAGTCAGAAAGAGTTTTTAGAGCTTTCTTCGTCTTTGCGGTAATATAGGTTTTAACCTTTTTCCCTGTAAGACTATCTACTCCAAGATAAACGGCAGTACGGTAAACAACTGTACCGTCTTTTTTTGTAATTTCATTTATTTTCATATTAAACCTCTTTTCTTTTGTACTAATGCCAGGCAAGGACTTATACAAGAAAAGAAAGTTATATATTCTATAAATTTGTTACCAGCTTTTAACGTGGTTCAGTATTGCACGTAAGATATAGAGTCATATTTTCGTAAAATATGTTAACTTTTATTTTTAGGAATACAGTAATTATAACTAATTCCTTTCAACAAAATGTAGTGAGTTGAAAAAAGAAAAACCAGCTATTTCTAGCTGGCTGTCTTGTAGATTCCCTTACCTTACGCACGCGTGAAGGCATAGAGCGGAGACTAGGCTCCCTTTCGTTATTTATATAATAACTTTATTCATCAAGAAAGTCAACTAATTTTACTAAAACATCATATTTTTCTTTTAACTTTGGTACATTTTCATAGTATTTTTTATTTCGTAAACAGCGTTCCAAAAGCTCTTTTCCTGCTTTATGATAATGCTTTATTACCTCTTTTGAACCATACGTCTTCAGCAAAGAAAATAAAGCTATTAAGTCGTTAACTTTAGCATACTGATATTTTTCTTTGGTAATTCCTATTTCATCCGCCAAAGATTTGACACCAGCAGGGTTATTTTCAACTTTGTACAGTTCATTAAACCATTCGATAAGAAAAACACTATTATGAGCACAGGCGTTTCTTATATTTCGAGTACTTCCACCTAACTGACTGGCTTTTTTCAATGTTTTGGGATTATATTTTCTTAAATACAGATTGACCAGGTCAAGCAAAGCTGAGTAATCTGTATGTTCCATGAAAACCCAGACAGAAAGTTCGTCTTTACGTTTATGGTACATATCTTTTTGATAGCGAGTTTTCTTAAAATATCGCATTGTTTTGTTATAAGAATACTCATTTTTTAGCTTAAACTCTTGAACGATAGTATAGCCATCTTCTTTTTGGTTAGCATTAAAAAGCCGAGAAAGTTCCGTTTTTATAAAATGTTCAGTAGATAATAAAATTTCTAAAAGGTAGTTTCTAATATGCATATCAATACTAGCTAGATCTACCAGATAAGAAAAATCAAGATTAATATATTTACCATCCACCTTGTCAAAGTTTTTTCTAAAAGCAGTCAATTTGTAGTAGTAATTTCTTGTCTCAAGAATCTCTAGCACTTCTTCCTTGTTATGGTGTTTAAAAGTAATACCACGACACTCCATATTATCGTAGAGCTTTGGTAATGGTAATTTTGCTTTCATCGATTCCTTTCATTTTACATTATTGCCTTTCAGGCGCTTTTTATTGTGCAAACTAATTTAAAGTAGAGTTATTATTTCTCCAAATATGCCGTAAGTATAAGGATAAATAGTAAAGTTATAAATTAAATCTGGTAATTTTTTATATAAATCGTCTATTTTAGGTGAACGCTTTTCAGACATAGACTTTATAGCTAGAGTTCTTTCTAAGCGCCGTATCACTACCACGACATATTCTCCCTGTTCTATTAAACCTTTTGCTTTAGTAATTACTCTACGTTCCTCAGCGGTTATATCTTCACTTAAAATTAAGTTATATAATGAATTTAGAAGGTCTTTCTTATGTTGTTCAAATTGTTCTGCTTGTTTCATAAACCACCTCAGTTATTTTTCTTAAATTATAGAAATAATCCATGAAATAAACTTAAGCGGATTAAGCACTTTCACAAATGTAGTATGTAAATCATTTTTTAATTCAAATATAAAAATATCCATGAACTGTTTTTGGCTATGTCGCTTTGCATACATTGCCTTACAAAAATCAAATGCTAACACAAAAATGAAAATTGCAATATACATTGCTAACGCCACTTTTATAATAAGTAACAAAAAATTAAATACAGTATTCATAATACCCTCCTTTAGTTGTTAATAAACGTTAAGGCTTTTCATTTCAAATGACAGTTAAATCAGAGCTAAAAAGGTCTATAAATCCCTGTAAAATTGGTAGGAGCTATTCTTAAAAGATACTCGGGCAATTGTTTATAAAAGTTGCTGACCTCAGGAGATAACTTTGAATTAATTGCAAAGCCGTTTAATTCAGTTTGGAGTTTCATTAGTGTCTTAGTATAGTTTTGTTCATACTCCAATTCATTTTTTGCGGACAATAATATAGCTCTTTCGTAGCCGTTTATATGATTGTTTAAAATAATATTATATAAATCATTTAAAACATCAATTTCTGCTTGTTTTATCTTATTTTTCATTCTCTTTTCCTTTGATAACACAACTAATGTGATACATACTATAAATACAGGATAAACGGTAAAAATATAAGCCGTTTGTATTAGTCTCTGTCCCAAAATACAGATACAAGACAACTAGCGATAAAACCAGCTATGACTGCACTTATAATCATTTGTATAATCCAATGTATCGAGTTATTAAAAATATTATTTATAAATAATAAAAAGTAATGAGTGCTTTGTATAGCAACACTAATTAAGATAACTATTTTTATAAAATTATTTAACTTCTTAGGTAATTTGATCATGTTCCCTCCTTTAAGGGGATTGTGTTTTTACTCCTTGTTAGATTTAGTTACTAATTAAACATTAAGAATAAAGAAATGATAAATAAAATGATTGTTAAACATATTAATACAGTATTTATAGCTATTGATTTACTAAGTTTTGCAATAAAAATATAGCTTAAAACAGTAAAGGCTTGAATAAAAGATATATAACTACTTTCAAAAATATCTTTTACAAAGATATTGATAACTATATAAGTGAAAATCATAATCGTTAATATTATTTTATAAATGAAGCCAATTTTTTGTACATCTTTCACTATATTCTCCTTTTAATTTATAAATTAAAAATAATGTAATAGGAACTTTTTTGTTAATAAATGTTAAGGTCTAAAGCTATATGGAACTATAACCATATAAAGGGGTTAAATACTTCTAATATAACATCAACAATTATAGAAGATAATCCTTTATAAAATGAAGTCCAGAACTTCTTCTTCTTAAATAAAAATAAGTATAGCGCCTTTAAAAAAGCAAATACAATGCAAAGTAGTAGTACAAAAAACACCACTAATAACGCAAATAACAGTATATCTTTAATCATTTATGAACACCTTTTTCTATACTGTAAACTCGAAATAATATCGCTCAAATCCCAAATAAACCTAGAATAATATCCCCGATCAATTGGAATAAAATAAACTTTTTACCTGATTCTTTTTTTGACACTTTATTATTTTTCCTTTTCATTAATCACCCCACCAACTCAAACCAACACAGCTCAAAGAGCAAGGGTTTGGTCTTGCCAGAGGCGTTGTGCGTTATGGTTTATTGTGCATATCAAAAAAATCATCACTAAAAGTGCTTAACAGGTTAGAAATAGCATTTAATAAGTTTTTAGTCAAAGAAATTTGAAATTTATTCCCATTTTGAAAAATATCAATTGTTTGTAAAATTTGAAAAGTGGAACTTAGGGCAGTAAGATTATCTTTTGAAAAAGTCCCTCTCTTAGCTTCTCCTTTATACACTTCAAGCAAACCTTGAATTTCTAGCATGTAAGTTTCAAAAAGTTCCTTACTATGGCGTTCTTCTCTTTCTTTTTGGGATTCTAAATGCAAATTGATATTTTCGTTTATAATTTTAGTCTTTGAAATAACATCTTTTAACCCTAATAACTCTTCTCTTGTATTAATAAGAATTTCTTTTTCTTCTCTTGTATGCTCTTGTGTTAATTCTTTTTCCAACTCTTGAAGTTTAGTTTCTATGGCTTCAAGTGAAATGTGCGGATATCCAGATTTTTTTATGTCACTAAGTCCCATGAGATAAAGCTTATCTACATCAAATATTTCAGCGAGTACTCCCCAAATTTGTTCATTTCGTGGTGAGCGAGTTCCGTTTTCATAATAAGATAACTGACTATCTGTAAAGGATAGTCCTTTTTCTTTTAGTTTATCTGATAATTCTTTGAGTGTAATTTTAGGATTCGCTGAATTTCTCAATTCTTTTATTCTGTTTTTAGCCATGTTTATATGATCTCCTAACTATTATTATATAGCATTTTGATAATTAAGTAAATTAAAAATTCTTTTTTTGAGAATATAACTGTTGCATTCTCAAAAAAAGAATGTTATTATAAAATTGTCAATTTGAGAATTTAAAGAAATGAGGGATTAAATGCACCTAACACCAGAAATAAAAACAGCCCTACGCAAAAAGCGTGGCATGTTGAACTTAACTAAAGGTGAGGCAGCCGAGGAATTAGGAATTAACCGCTTAACTTATGGTCGTCTTGAAAGTCCTACACGTAATGAAAAAGTACGCCAAGGGACTTATGAGAGTATCACTCAATGGCTTGCTAAAGACATTGACGACCAGCTTGCAGAAATGAGGAAATAATACGCTATGCCCAGCGGTCAGCTAAAAACATGAATAGTAATCCCAAAGAGAATGAACACAGCAATGCGCGAGCAGCGGTTGCAAGGTGTGGGTATGCCACGTAGACCCCGAGGCAAGTACCTTTGATGATTACAGCCCAGCAGGCTATAAATGCTTTGTCCTAACAGAAAACATCTACTCGCATAATCGTGCTAGAAATGAGGAAAAATGAACCTAATTAAAGTCAATCAAGAGCTATTTAATGGCATTATTTGTGATGTTTGGCGAAATGATAATCATGAAATTTTTATGACGACTGAACAACTCGCTCAATGTATTGGATATCAAACCCGCTACGGAGTCACGAAGCTAGTACAAAAGAATAAATATCTCAAAAATAGAGAGTTTTCAGTTAGTGCCAAATTGGCACACGGTAACGGTAAAAGTTATCAAACTCGACTCTTCACATTTGAGGGAATTAAAGAAGTATTATTCCTTGCCCCCAAAAGTGAAACTGCTAGAAAGTTTCGTGCTTGGACACGTAGTGTATTAACCGCTTATTTCAAAGGTGAATTAGTCAAAGCCGAAGAAATGGCAAAAGCTACTGTAACAAGACGCACCATGACAGAGGCAATCAACGAAAGTCCTCACTTTGAGCAAAAATATCATATTATTTTCTCTAATCTTCTCGCTAAATTAGTCAGCAACGGCAAATATAACAGTGTTGTAGGCATGAGAAAAGCCCTAGGAAGACCTAAGGCAAAATTGAAACAAATGTTAGATAGTCCGCAAGACCTTAAAAATTTGCAGAAATACGAGAATAGTATTACTAACTTACTCGATTTAAGATTTGATTACCACGAAATCGCAGAATTTTTAACAACAAAAAAACTGTCCGAAAGTTTGGCGACCGAAGACAGCTTTTAGAAATATATTAGACAGAAAGGCTCTAGTAAAGCTTTTCTGCTCTAATTATAACAAATTGGAGGCTAAAAAGAAATGGGAAAAACACCATATACTGTTTTAATGTATCGGCGCATTCTAAAAAGACTGCTAGAGATACAAGATTTTTACAGTTTTGATATTTACAACTATCAATCAGAAACGTCACCGTCATTATACAGCTATCTCCTTATCCTACATAGGGATAACGGAATAGCATTACGCAAAGTACTTTCTAAAATCTTTACAAGTCAGGACAGCAGAACTATTTTTATCGTAGCTGATCAGTACACAAGCAAAGAATTATCACGTATTAAAAATAAAGGAAAGATAACAGAGGAGTTAGCATAATGACACAATTTATAACCGTGGACGAAGCAAAAGCATTATTTAACAAATGTTTGGCCAAGGCACGCCACCATATCGAAGTAGACGACAACACAGACAAGCTGTTTGACGGAAGAACTATTGTTACCTTTATATTCTTAGGCGATTGTTACCAAGTGGAGTATATCGGAGGTGTAAAAGCATGAGATTTAAGAGAATCATAGTTGTTCAAGTTGAAAACTATTCTGACTGGTGGGCTAGAGTGCCACACCCTTTGTTTAAAAATGTATTGTTTGTCAATCATGCACAACGTCCAAAGTTTAAGTATCGACTAGTTAAGGTAGGGAACTTATGAGATTTAAGAAAATAAAAAAATGGTATATTTCACACCATGTAGAAGTTAAACCGCTTGCATTATTTGATAAAGATAAGAGGTTAGTTTTTATTAATCGTCCTTACCCTATCAAACTTAAACACAAGCTAGCTAAAGGGGGCGAAAATGAACATCTTCGATAAAGAGTTTATAAAATCCTTAGCGAGAGAAATTACACGTCCGATACTTGAAGCCATACAAGATTTTATAAAACGACAAGACAATAACGAACACTCTCAAACAGGACTTATACCGCAAGATGTTGTATTAAAAGAATTAGACATTGACTGGGGAACTTTGAAAACCTGGCGGAAAAAAGGATTGAAAAAATACGAACCACCGATTGAAAAAACTCGAAAAGTCTATTACGACAAAGACGAGATACGCAAATTCCTATCATTAAAATAAAAGTCAGGCAAGGACTTATACAAGAAAAGAACAAATGGAATAAGTGTAGAAAATAAACAAAAAACTATCGTATAACGGTAAATTTGGCGATTATCGTTATTAGGCGACAAATAATATTAGTTGTTGTCTAGAATTCTGTGTATTTATCGAAAACAACACTTTTTAGACAAAATAATTAAATTTACGAGGGAAAACAATATGAATATGACAACAGAAGAAAAAGCGAAGATAAAACGAAAATTATCTAAGTTGCTTAATTCTATTCAGAAGCGAACAGTTTTAAATGATACAACTTATGAGACAGTCAATAATTTAGCTGATGATTTTACAAATCTGTTATATGCAAAAATTGATGAGATTTGGGAAAGAAATGTGGAGGAAAATTAATGAAGTTAACAGATTTTCAAAAAACAGACCAAGCTATTATAACGGCTATGAAGTCACATATTGGCATTGATAGAGCCATTAAATTAAATACCTTAGCACAACAGCTCAAACTCACAGAACGGGGATTACAACAAAGAATTGAATACCTCCAAGGCGCTGGCTGTGCAATCGGCTCTACGGATAAGGGCTATTTTATCCCTCTTGATGAAGCCGAACGCACCGCAGGTATTACGAAAAAGGAACAAACAGGCTTTTCTATTCAAAAAGCAGTCATGGGCTACCGAATGGCCGATTTAGAATGGATGGAGAATTTAGAGGTGATCGAGTGACAGGAACAAATCAACGCCTTGAAGAATTGGAACAGCAAAAGGAAATTAGAAAAATACTTGAAAAGAACCTATATCAAGTGAAATCTTTACCATGGGAGCAGTTCGACAATGTGGATAGTGCAGAAATTCCTAAAGCTTTAGACTTAGTACACGTCTTACATAATGATGTGTATGAGTACCCCTTTATACAGATTACTGGAGCAGAAAAGAAACGGGTGAAACGACCGAGTTTATTTCTTAATAATGGACTAAATGCTATTTCAGTGTTCTATGGCGAAACTTACACAAAAGAAAGAACCACAGAGGACGGTTCGGGAAAAATCGAGGTTATCACAACAGGTAAGAACATTCCTCGCTATGTGCGAACAATATTAGATTATTTGTTTGGAACTATAGCTTTTCAAAATAATGCTATGTACTTGATTAATGATAAGCAATTTCAATTACTTTCAGAGTTTGAAGTTTCAAGGCGCTACAAAGTAGGTGGAAAAGGAAACAAGTTTTCTACTCATGAATTATTAGAGATTATCAAGTTCATACATGCTCACTTAGAATTACAACCGATTAAAGAAATCAAAACCGCAGTTATCGCATGTAATGATTTTCAACTCGATTTACAAACTAAAAAACTTATACCAGATCGAGCTATTCAAGAAAATGAAACTTATTTTAAAGTTTTTGATTGTGATTGGCGTGAAGTTATGGACTGCTCAAAAACTTATGACGATTATCTCGATATGGTTATAGATGATTCGGACAGCTTGCACAATGCCAAATTACAGCCCATTTATACAATGTTAGTTGCTTGTCGTGAAATCACGAAGTCACGCTTTTTTATCAGTAAGTCAGGCGTACGAACAGGTAAAGGACTGAGACACAAGGTTATTAGTTCAATATTCGATACAAAAGATATTGATTTGGACGCCCTCAAAGGTAAAATGAGTGACTTTGCCTGGGCGAGTTATGATGGTGGTGAGATGTTACTTGTTACTGAAGCAGGCGAGATTAACCGAGAGCTAGAACGTTACCTTAAAATACTGGCAACTGAAAGCAAACGGCCCGCACGATCCATAGGGCAAAACTATGCCGAGGTTAACCTCACAGGAGTATTAGCAATTGACAGTAACGAAGCTGTGTTATTGTCATCAGACATGAACAGTCGAGCGGTAAATATTGCTTTTCGAGACCGTCCAAAAGGAGAAAGTACCAAGGAAAGAGAAACAATATTCAAGCCTTATTGGGAAACATTCACAGACCAAACAAAAGAGAGTGCTAGTCGAACAGGCAAGGCAACTGCTGGTCTAGGTGCTCTTATAAGTTCTTTTCTCTACTGGCAAACAGAAGATTATCAATTTAATTATAGAAATGTTGAAATGAATAATTTTAACAGTGAAACGTTTGAATTTGATGATGTACAAGTTTTTATTCTTGAAGAACGAAGTAAAGGGCTTGATGTTATTTATTATGGTGAATATCCTGAACTCGTCCAACTGCTTAAAGAAACCTATCAAGGAAAAGGAAAAGTTGAACAGCGTAGACGAGCCTTATTTAACATTGGCTGGAAACAGGCGAATAGAAAAGTATTTCTACAAAATGAACAACGTTATACGTCTAAAAAAGCCTTTGTGATTGCCAACGCAAACCGAGCAGGAAAGGCCATGACAGCTTATCTTGAAAGTCTTATGGAAAGCCCAAAACCTCAACCACCTTAAAAAGGTATCCCTCATACCATAGTATACTTTTTTTTAAAATAGCTATAAATAGCACTACTATAATAAATAATACCAATAATACTAATATAAACGGTATTCCTCTATATAGTATATAAATATTATTTTTATTACTTATTATCTTATAAAAATGTTTTCTAAAAACTATACCAATTTTTGTAGTAATGAATGTTTTTTAACTCCCTTCTTAAGGGGAAAATACTAAAATTTAGGTATTTTAGGTATTCTTAGCTCAACCATGCTATTTATGGGTATTTAATTTTAGTATTCCAACGGTATTCAAAAGGTATGGATACTAAAATTAAGAGTGAAAAAAGGAACATTTGAAAACAAATTAATTAAAAAATATAAATTGGTATAGTTAAAATTTAAGAAAGAAATATTATGAAAAATCAAAACAGAACACCACCCTTATCCTTAGCTTGAAATAATCAATAACTAAATATAAAACAGAAAAGGAAAATACATGACAATCATACATAAACCAAAAACAGCAATCGGAAAAAAGAAATTTGAAATTGCTGAAGCACTTAACACAATCACAGACTTACAAAATTCACACAAAAACAAAGAACTTACTGCAGAACAACGTTATCAGTTATTCAATACGTCCATGCTTACAGTTTGTAATCTCCTCGATATTGATTTAGATATGCATGAACTCTTAAAAACGGGTTCAGAGGGATTTAGCTATTCAGACGGAAAAACAGATACAGAGGCACTCCAAACGCTTTTAGACTACAAAAGCAATAGCACTACTTGTAACTATTGTCGAGAAGTCCAAGCAAAGGCAGAAACTCAGAAAACCGTAAAAACAGTTATCGAGGATATTCAAGAAATTGCAGAACGACCTCATGAACACAGTAACGGAGATATTGATACTTTAGGCGACCTCGTTTACTCTTATGTTTCTGATTTACGCAATACTATAGGCTTTGAAGATAACAGTGAAAATCAAACTGAAAACTCAAAAAACACAATCAAAGAACAATTACAAGATATTTATAGCTTGAATGACTCCATGTTTACAGGCGATCCGTATTATATCCCACGTTTTACAGACGGTTCAGAAGTCAAAGCTAAAGACTTAGCTGATATGAATATGCACGCTTTAGAAGCTATTTCTGAGCTACTAGGCTTTGAATTAGAAGAGGGCGCAACTCAACTGGTACAGTCACAAAAAAATAAGCCAGTGACCAAGATGTCAGATCAAAGCAACTATGACAGCCTAACCATTGAAGACAAGAACCATGAGAATATGTTAAACAAACTCCATGAAGTCCAAGATTATATTTTAAATAGCGGACAAAACGCTGTAAGCATGAATCAAGTAAAAACTGCTACTTCTATGCTTGAATGGAGCTTAGGTGTCATGGGTAAAGTGGAGGAATAACTATAGACAAGATAATTAAGGTCTGTGACTTTATCGCAGGTATATCAAGCCCAGGTATGGAACAACTTTCTAAAGAGTTCGAGTTCTTGCCACAAGAACAAATAGATAAACGAGACCCATACAATGCAAATAATACTTTCTTAGGTTTTAGAGCAAGACCTTTGCAACGTAAGCATAAGACTGGTATTAGATATGACGGAGAGGACAGAGGCGGAGAAATTTCGCTCTTTGATAAATAAAGCAATGTGTTATATAAGACAACCGACAAAATAGCCTGTTTTAATGATTTTTATTAAAGGGCTATAAACACAATAAATAAAAGGAGTTACAGCTTGTTAAGCGACTTCCGATTATACTATATATTTACCATATAAGAACACAAAGAAAAAAGGAGAAATAAATGTTAAATCAAGATGCAGTAAATAAATTAAGCAAAGAAGATAAAAAAGAATTTGATAAACTTAATGCAGAATACGATGAACTCTGGAGGAATAAGATGAGAATGACTGATGACCTTAGCCGTAAAAGAATGGACATTAACTCTCGTATAGCGCAGTTTTGTACAGATCACAAACTTCTTAAAGGTTAATCTATATAGAAAGGAAATATGCATGGCAAAAAATAATTTATACTTTAATCAAACTGTAAGAAGAGAATTCGGTTCTAACCAAGAAGAATTGGGGAAAAATGTTCAAACGAGAGTAAAGCTTCTCAGACGTATTAAAAAAATACACAATAGTAATTTCTCCACCCATAAGAAGCACAGCAAAGCTAATTCAAGGTCAAAACTACTTAAGCAGATTGATTCATCACTAGAGAAGTTATAAGTGCTGTATGCTTATATTAAGTGGTTATGCAGTAAGGTGGAATACTTTATCTAACATTATAGATAAAGAAGATGATCCATTTTATACTGCATTGAATGAACCTTATTATGAAAAGATAAGCAAAAATGCTTTTAAAGATTCTCTTAATAATAACAATCAATTAGCACTAATCGACCATAACTTTTCACAAGAGATAGGGAAGGCAAGTGATTGCAGCCTAATACTTTTAGAAGATGACACAGGGCTTAAGTTCCAACTTCAAATAAAAGAGGACAGCCTAGGGATAAATACATTTTTGAAAGTGATTAGCCTTGAGATAACTGGGGTTTCCATTGGTTTCAATTCGATTGAATATAAGTATGAAAAAAGAGATGGAAAAAATATTCTCTCAATTTATAAAGCTAATTTGGTAGAGATTAGTCTAACAAACAAACCGTTATATCCTCTTACAAGTGTCATCAAAGGAAATAAAAAACAATTTCTATTATCAAAAATTGATAAATTAATTCATCAACATTAAATAAAAAGGAATAACTTTTCGTTATTCTTTTTTACTACCCCCCCTATCCAAAATAAAAAAATTTTTTTCGTTGGAGGATAGGGTAGGAGGAGTCATGAATAAAGTTGTACAACATTTTAAAAAGTAAGGGGGGTGTGAGACAGTGAAAAAAAGTGATAGAGTTCAGTTGTAATCACAATAACTCAATATTTTAAAGAAATTTATTTCAAAGTTGTTATTTAGTGTAAAACACTAAAAACCGCTTAACAAGGCTTAATAACAACTGATTTGAAAAAAAGTTAAAAAGTAGATTTTTAGCACAGAAAATATAAAAAAAACTACACAGAATCACTAAATTTAATATCAAGGAGAGATTAAAGAGTGGCACAATACAAATTTTTAATACGTTTCTATTTACTGGGGTTCATACAAGAGTCTACCAGTCGTGCCGAGAAGTTTGTCGAGCGTTTCGGTGGAGATGATACAAATATTAAGAAAAATAAACAGATGATCAACAAGCTGGACGATATATTTAATCCTTTAAGTGACCAGGTACTGGAGCTTATGAAACTTAGGTTTGTAAAGGAGTTGGAGATTCAAGAAGTTGCAGAACAAACAGGGTTAACTTATAACAAGGTTTATCGCTTGTGTGCTGATCCTATTCGAGAAGTTAAGAAGTTGGCTAAAGAAGTGTACAAATAA